AGTGCGAAGACGCTTCGCCAATGTGGGGTCTAATCCCCCTTTCAAAGAGAACGACCCAAGAGATTTCGGAGCAGGTGTAATCAAAAGACTCAAGCTCCAAAATAACGGTTACAATGTAAGAGGAAAAGGAGATTTTGAACCACACATAGGTGCTCCACGCACTTATATGAATGTTTATTTACAATACCCTGTTGTAAGAACATTGATAGACCTTCCATGCTTTTACGCTGTAAAGGATAACTTTGATATAGTAACAGATGAAGATAGTATTAGAGAAACTATCGAAGAGATGTTTAGAGATATAAATATCGAACAAACTATCTATGGATGGGTTCGTAATGCCCGCGTATTCGGTACGGGGTATCTGGAGTGGACCGGAGACAACTTAGTTCTTCGTTCTAGCCAAAACATGTACGTTAAGAGAAACGAACATGGACAAGTAATGTATTATTATCAAGATGTTGGTGACGATAAAGAAAATATAAGATTTGAAGCTGATGAGATAATAGAACTTAAAAATAATCCCTTTGACGATTATGCATATGGTTTATCTGATATACACCCTATAATGTATCTGATAGACTTAAAAGATTATGCAGAAAGGGATATAGGAGCCGCACTTAATAAATATGCGATATCAAGATTTGATATATCTTGCGGTCTACCTGATATGCCCTATGGCCCTGATAAGATTAATGAGGTTGTAGACGCTTTTAATAATTTAGCACCCGGTGAAGATATAATTCACGGCAATGATATAACTATTAAAGAATTAGGTGGAACACAGAGAGCATTTGAGTATGGAAAATATACTGACGATTTACTGGCTAAAATACACATGGCTTTAAAGGTTCCTTTAACTATGTGGAGCGACCCTGAGAAGGCTCGTCCCATATTTGAGCCATATGTTAATTATTTACAGTCTGCTATAGAAGGTGCATTAAATGCACAGTTGATGCCTCAATTAGAATCCGGCGAAGCTAAATTTAGATTCCGAGCCGTTAATATAGATGATGCATTTACTAAAGCTAAGACAGACATGATATATTTATCTGAAGGCGTACTCTCACCCGGAGAAGTTAGAGAAGAGCGTGGTCTTGACCCTGAAGGAGTTGTAGAATTAGATATGGAAACTTCTGAAGATGTTAAAGCATCACCACTCGAAGGTGGACCCGGTAAAAAGGAGAGCAGTAAGAACGCTAACATATCTGGAGGAAAAGATACAGATAAAAAAGAAGAGAGTGCGAGAGCACCAAATAGGGGAAACAAACCCTCCGCTAACGCGACAGGAGATAGAAAATGACGTACGAAAAATGTAAGACAACCGTAAGTGCAACACTAAAAAAGCGTGGTTTTGATAACCACAGCAATATGGCAGCTGGCATGTGTTCCATGTGGGCTGAGGAGAATGGTGTCGAGCGGGAATTTGCAGGAGAAACCGACAGAGTCGCTACTCAACGTACATTCGCTATTTCCCTTGAGGGAAGTTCCGACATGACATTTAATAGCGATGAGGGGGTTGATTCTGTAACTTTCCCTGTGATAGCTATTACTTCTGGTCTCCATAAGTATATGGAAGACGAGATAAACAAAAAGGTTTATATAGAGCCTACCATCTTAAGAGATAGTATAGAGAAGTTCTCAGAGCTTCCTATATATATTAATCATCAACGAACGCCTGAGGATTTAATCGGCATGGCTACTGACCCTGAGGTAATAGAATTGAAAGATGGAAAATATGGAATGCAAATGAAGGCTACTGTTAGTAACAAGACAGGACACGGCCAAGAAGTGATGAACAAGGTCAAGGACGGGGATATGACTCACGTTAGTATTGATTGGTTCTCCAATGATATTGACGTTATGGGTGACACATACGCCACCAAGTTACGTCCCACAGAGGTAAGTTTCATTGACAATGAAAAAATGGACCCCGTCTGTAAGGAATGCACGATAGGAAAGGAATGTAGTTTACATGAGGCTAGTGACGACCACGACTGTGGTTGTGGTGGCACTGAAGGTTCATGTGAATGTGAAGACGGGAAGACAGAGGTCAAAACTATGACAGAAGAAAAAGTAGAAACCAATGTGAAATCCGATGCAGAGAACATTGTTGAACGCGAATTCGCTTCACTACGTGCTCAGCTGGAAGAGTTGAATGCTTCTAAAACGGAAGTCGAATCCCAGTACGAAGATGCTTTAAAACAAATTGAAGCATTTAAGTTACTTGAGGAAGAGAGAGCCGCAAAGGAAGCTGAAACAAGAAAGCTAGAGACTATTGAAACAATTATATCCAAGGAAGTTCTTTTCGGCACAACCGAAGAGGAAAAGAAGGATGCACGCGTTGAGGAACTATCTGCTTGGGATGAACCAAGGCTGACTGGATTCAGCGACGCATTAAATGCAATGCCTGTCCCAGAAGCAGACACAGAGAGACAATTCGGAAAAGGAAAATCCAATGACGAAGCAGCAATCGTGTCTGAAGAGACAGAAAGGCAATTTAGTGTAAAAATTAACAAAGATGGGCGAGTAAAGCTCAACAAAGAATTACTAAGAGGTAATTAAATATGGCAACAGAAATATTAGTAAATGACGGTGGTGCACCAGCAAGAATTTTACCATTCACAGCTGGCAGCACAGTTACCGCAGGATACCCTGTTCAGATGGGAGCCGATGCAGAAATAGACCAATTCACATCAGCAAACTCAAAACCACTAGGTTTTGCTCTGACCACGGTAACCAGTGGAAATATAGCAAGTATCATAACAGGTCACGGTATCATAATCAATGCATACTGTTCTGGAACGATTGGACGAGGAGACGGTGTAGCTACATTAGCTGACGGTAACCTAGGACAAGCTTCCTCAGCAGCAAACGCAATCGGTTATTATATTGACCCAAGTGGTGCGCACTCAGGTGCAGCTACATTACAACGTATACTGTATCAGGGGCTATAAGGAGAACATAAAACATGGCAGCATTAAACTCAAATTTAGCACCCGGTGTACTGACCTCCCTTAATACGGGAGCGGCAGACGGCGGCGTGGGCGAGCGTGTACTTATTGACTATAAAGATGCAATTCAGGACTACAAAGTTGTAGACCTACCTGCATTGTCAATGTTCTGCGACCCTATGACTACAGACACCGGCGGTGATATTGATATCACCTTCGCAAAACCCTCAATGGGTATGGAAGAAATCAACGAAGGAAACACTCCTAAGTACCAACACACCAACTTACGCTCCGAGAGAGTGTCCGTTGATGAGTGGGGACTTGCAGTAGGTGTAACCCGAAGAATGATAGAAGACTCAAGATTTAACGAAGTAGAGATGGCGTTGAATGAAGCACGCAGAGCAGTTGACAGGCACGTTACAAAAAACGTTGTCTACGGTTTGCTCGGTGTGGGTGATTCAACACTGAAGACCGGAGTTTCCGGCGGAACATCAATCGTCAAGACTACAACTGAGACAGTTATTACAACTTTCTCGGATGCACAGTATGGCGGATTTTTGGGAAGCGGCGGAACTTTGAATTCAGGTCGTATCTACTCTTATGGTAACACAGCCTCCGGCACCTTACAATCAAGCCACTACGTGGAAGATACTGGTGCAGCAGGAAATGTTACATTGAGTAAAATAACAGATGCTATGGAACTTATCGGAGCACACGGGTACAACCCAACAGCTCTTATGATTTCCCCAGCACACTACAAGACCATCCTCAACATGGCAGACTTCACAACTGCGGTAGCAAGCGAGCACAGATACGTGCTTGATACGCCCGTAGAGAGAACCTCAATCACTGGTCTAATTGGAAGCATATATGGATTGCGTGTATACGTCAATGCATGGTGTCCTCCAGATAGATACTTTACGTGGGATGAATCTGTGAAGCCTATGGCTTATGTAGAGAGAAGGCCGTTGACTGTAGAAGAGGCAAACCCCGGTTTCGGAATTGTCGGTTCTTACATGTCGATGCGATACGGATTAAAGGTTACAAACCCATCGTCCGGTGTAGTTATCTATAACTCTGGTTAGATAGATAATTATTAAGGGCGAACAGGAGGGGGCGCCCTAAGCTCCCCTCCACTTAAGTTTATTTTTTAAACGGGTCCCCAACCTATGCCACAAAATATATTATCAAGTAAGACCAATTATGGTGCTAACAAGAATTACGTCGAATCTCGCGTGGCTACAGCATCACAAGGTACACAAGGGACCATAGGAGGAACTGGTGCGCAAGGTACAGATGGTGCTCAAGGAGCTACAGGAGCTACGTCTTCTCAAGGTTCTCAGGGAACTACAGGAACACAAGGCACACAGGGTAATCAAGGTATTCAAGGAACTCAGGGAACAACTGGAACTCAAGGGAATATAGGAACTCAGGGAACTACTGGCACTCAAGGTACAACTGGAACTCAAGGCACAACGGGTACGCAAGGAACTACGGGTGCTCAAGGAACGCAAGGAACTCAAGGTACTCAAGGAACAACTGGAACTCAAGGAACTACAGGTACGCAAGGAACACAAGGAACCCAAGGAGCTCAGGGAAAACAGGGACTTTTTGGTGGTAATAGTATAGAATTTAATTACAGTAGTTTTGATATTACTGCTGGCTCACCGGGAGCAAATAATTTTGGATTTAATTTAACATTGCCCGGTGGTGGAGGTGTGCCTAATTATGGTTTAATTTCTAAAGTTGGGCTTTCAGACACCGATATAAATAATGATGACGTTAGTGCTTGGAATGATTCATTAGATGATGGAGATAGCACTACAAGAGGACATTTAAGAATATTTAAAACAGATGATTCTACTACTTGGGTTACATTTAACATTACAGGAGCTAATGTAGCTGGGGGAGTAGGAGTTTCTGCTTATGAAGAAGTACAAGTATCATATGTTGATAGTAATAGTTATTTTACTAATGGTGATGATTGTGTTGTTACGTTTGTTCAGTCTGGAGATAAAGGAACTCAAGGGAATACAGGAGCTCAGGGAACTACAGGTACACAAGGAACTACAGGTACTCAAGGTACTGATGGAACTCAAGGAACTACAGGTACTCAAGGAACTACAGGTACTCAAGGAACTACAGGTACACAGGGAGCTACAGGTACACAAGGAACTACAGGTACGCAAGGTACACAAGGTGCTACTGGCCCACAAGGGGCTACAGGTACTCAAGGAGCTACTGGAGCGCAAGGAACTCAAGGTACACAAGGTGCTACTGGACCTCAAGGCGCAACTGGAACTCAAGGAACTCAAGGAGCTGATGGACCACAAGGAACTACAGGTACACAGGGAACTACAGGTACACAAGGAACTACAGGTACGCAAGGAACTACTGGTACGCAAGGCGCAACTGGAACTCAAGGAACTCAAGGCACACAAGGTGCTACTGGACCTCAAGGCGCAACTGGAACTCAAGGAACTCAAGGAGCTGATGGACCACAAGGTGCTCAAGGTATTCAAGGAATAACAGGACCTCAAGGAACTGACGGAACTCAAGGAACACAAGGAACTCAGGGAACTTTAGGTACTCAAGGAACTACAGGAGCTCAAGGAACTACAGGAACTCAGGGAACTCAAGGAACTATAGGAACACAAGGAACTCAAGGAGTTCAAGGAACTGATGGAATAAGAGGAGGTACAAGATATGATTTCTCTACTACTACTACCGAGGCAGACCCCGGAGCAGGAATCTTCAGATTTAATCATGCTACTTTTGCTTCAGTTACAGAATTATATATAGACGACAATGATGCTGACGGTACTACACAAACCGATTGGTATGCAACATGGGACGATTCTTCTAGTACCATTAAAGGTACTATTATTATACAATCAGCGGATGGAAGTGATGCTTCCTATGCTTCAATGCAAGTAACCGCTATATCAGATGAAACAGGTTATTATACAATAACAGTTACTCCTGTAGAAGGTTCAGGAAACCCACCCTTTAGTAATGCTGAAGAGTGTGTTTTAGAATTTAATAGGACAGGAGATAAAGGTACTCAAGGTACAACAGGAACTCAAGGAACTCAAGGAATTCAGGGAATTCAAGGAACTACAGGAACTCAAGGTACTACAGGAACTCAAGGTACTCAAGGTACTCAAGGTATTCAGGGAGTAACGGGAGCTCAGGGCGCTACTGGAACACAGGGAACAACGGGGACCCAAGGAACTACAGGAACGCAAGGAGCTACCGGTGCTCAAGGAACTACTGGTACTCAAGGAACACAAGGAACGCAAGGAATTCAAGGAACTACAGGAACACAAGGAGCTACCGGTGCTCAAGGAACTACAGGAACTCAAGGTACTACTGGTACTCAGGGCGCTATTGGAACACAAGGCACAACGGGGACTCAAGGTGCAACAGGAGCGCAAGGTGCTACTGGAACTCAAGGAACTACTGGTGCTCAAGGTACACAAGGAACTCAGGGAATTCAAGGAACTACAGGAACTCAAGGAACTACTGGTACTCAGGGAACTACTGGTACTCAAGGTACTGATGGAACTCAAGGAACTACAGGTACTCAAGGTACTGATGGAACTCAAGGAACTACTGGTACTCAAGGAGCTACTGGAGCGCAAGGAACACAAGGAACGCAAGGAACTACAGGAACGCAGGGAACTACGGGAACGCAGGGAACTACGGGAACTCAAGGAACCACTGGTACGCAAGGAGCTACTGGAGCACAAGGAACTACTGGTGCTCAAGGAACTACAGGTACGCAAGGAACACAAGGAACACAAGGTGGAACAGGAGCTCAAGGTACTGCTGGTACTGTAACTGGTGGTTCTCAAGGTTCGCAAGGTATTACAGGAACAGGATTTAGAGGGGGAACTGAATATGAGTTTAGTACTACTACAACAGATTCAGACCCCGGTGCTGGTAAGTTTAGACTTGACCACGCTACCTTTTCTTCTGTAACTCAAGTATTTATTGATGATACTGATGCTAACGCTACTGATATGCAAGCCTTTATGCGAACTTGGGATGATAGCTCTAGTAGTATAGAAGGACATCTAATTTTCCAATCCAAAGATATATCAGCTGGTAATTATTGTGTTATGCAGATTACTGGTATCACTGAAGCTTCAGGATACTTTCAGATTGATGTAACACCTCTCAGCACTTCTGGAAATCCACCATTTGATGATGAAGAAGATTGTGTTTATCAGTATACAAGAAGTGGGGACAAAGGAACTCAAGGAACTCAAGGTGCAACGGGGACTCAAGGAACACAAGGCACTAAAGGAACTCAAGGTACACAAGGAACTACAGGAACACAAGGTACAACTGGAACACAAGGAACGACTGGAACTCAGGGGACAACTGGAACTCAATG